GACCGAATGCGTCAACGTTACGAGACCTGCTGTTATCGCATCAGCATTTCAACGATCTCATCGTGACATCTACGCACCTCAGCCTCAGCTGAAAGGTTGCCAGGCTCAGAGACCACGGCTGGGGTGCTCCTTCGGTCCCGGCACCCCATATGAGCCACCGCGAACGCCCGATCGAGGCGGACGCGGTGGACGCTTCCAGCCGACATCGAACACGCTTGAGCGCCAGCGGTGGACCGAGCTGCTGAGCGCATCCCTCGTCCCCGGCGCGTTGCTGGCCATTGGTGGGGTGCTTGTCATTCGGCTCGCCTCGGGTTCACGTTCGACGAAACCACGTCAGCGGCGTGCAGCTCGCGTGTACTTAACCGCGGGACGGGGGGCGGTCTCCACCCTTGACGCCGATAATCTCGACGGAGCGCCAAGCGTTGGGCGAGTAGGACTTGACGGCGGTTGCGAGGTCTCCCTCCGGCCAGACTGTGAGAACCCCGCCGTCACTGACGTTGTAACTGGCGGGTTCCACCCCGTCGTAAACCTGCACGGTATTATCGGGAAACGTAATACGAAAGTTGTATAGGTAGCCCATCTCGGGAAGTCTTCCATGGATGGCGAAGTCCGAGATCACCTGACTGGCCGTCACCGTGCCGCGTGACACCGGGAAGCGCAGGTCGAGTCGGTCGACCGGTCCGCAACAACAGCTTTCGGCTCATTTCCGTGCCAAAACGATTGATCTCCGAAGCGAATGAGCCGGGGGCGGCGGCAACGGCAACCGGGGCGGCTGCCCCCGCCGAGGAGCAGTCGGAGTTTGCATCCCGCCGCCACTGTTACTACCAGCGCCACCTCGACGACCATCATGATTTATGTTTCATGGACATTCGTATCGGAGCGCCGCCGTCCAAGGGCGGACATCAACGCGATGTCGTTCGGCAAGTCATCGTGTTCGAGACGCGCCACGCAACGGCATGACAGCGACTGAAATCAAGTCCGTGCCTGGGAGAGGCGAGTCAATGAGAACGTGTTGGATGCTCCCGGTCCTTTCCCCCTGTACGACAATGTGACGTGTTAAGGCCCTTTTCGTGACGCCGCTCGCGGATGGGCACCCACCATTGAGAACGCATTCGGCGTCCTGCGCCAAGTGCTCGGCGCGGCGGTAGAGGACAGCCGCCTTGCTCGCAATCCCTGTGATGGAGTACGACTTCCGAAGCGGAAGCATTCCGACCGTGGGATGTCTAAGCCATCAGCAGGTGGTCGCTCTGGCCTCCGCAGTCGAACGGCAGGGCGAGGTGGTTCGGTTCCTCGCCTACACGGGACTACGTTGGGGCGAGATGGCCGCGCTGCGGGTACAGGACTTCGACATGCTCCGCCGCCGCGTGAACGTGTCACGCGCGGTCACGGAATCTGGCGGTCTTGTCTGGAGCACTCCGAAAACGTGGGAACGGCGGTCGGTGCCGTTTCCAGCAGTCCTGGTCGCCGAACTGGCCGCCTTGATGGTCGGCAAGGGTCGAGACGATCTGGTTTTCACCGACCTGCGGGGTGGCGTACTGCGGAACTCCAACTGGCGGGTGAGGATTTTCCGACCAGCAGTCCACGCCTGCCAGGCCGCAGACGACACGTTCCCCTCCATCACTCCACACGATCTGCGCCACACAGCGGTCAGTCTCGCCGTCAGCGTCGGTGCGAACGTGAAGGCGGTGCAGCGGATGGTCGGAGACGCGAAGGCGTCCATGACTCTCGACACGTATGCCGATCTTTTTGACGAAGACCTGGACGAGGTGGCGGACCGACTGAATGCGGCGATTGAAACTACTGCGGACGCACTGCGGACGGCTTACTGATCGTTAGGCTGACGCAACGCCCTGACCTGCTCAAATCTGGTGGAGCTAAGGGGAATCGAACCCCTGCGTGTCGTGCGGAAACCGTTCGCGACCTGCGCACAAGCCGACACACGACGGCAATGGCCGACACACGCCACCAGGGGAAATCAGTCGAGGCGATGACGCCGTCATCAAGGTTCTGATGTGATCTTGTCCAGTTGCTGGCTACACTCCCGAGCATGTGCTGGGGGGCATTTTGACCGCGCCGGGGTGGTATCCGGATCCGACCACTGGGCAGCAGCGTTGGTTCGACGGGACGCACTGGGGACCGCCGGCGCCGCCGCCCGTTGCGCCTCCGCCCCCCTCGAGCGACCGTCGCTGGACCATCCACTACGGCTTCGCGCTCATCGCCCTGATCTCTCTGATCTTCACCCTGGGGCCGGGCATCATCATGATCTCGTCGGCCGCCGGCGGCGACCCAGACGCGCGCGGTATCGGCGCCGGCATGGGGATCGGGTGGATCTTCTGGGGCGGCATCTGGACCCTCGTCTGGACGGCGTTCGCCGTCCGCCAAACGTTCCGCGGCCGCCAATGACCGCGCCCGAGAGGTGAGGATCGATCACATGGCACAGCACTTCTGTCGGCGATGCGGCATCGAGGACACCTGCCACTACGGCAACTGGGCCGACCGGCACCCCGCCTGGACGGTTTTCGCCGGTCTGTTCACCCTCGTCTTCATGGGCATGATGTTCTCCGAGTATCCGATCGCGGCGACGTCCATGACGGTGCTGGCCGCGGTATGGCTCGGGGTCCGCGCGGTCGGCCGCGAGCAACGGCGCCGCGCCGCCCTGGCCGCGCGCGCCGACTACTCGCACGCCGCGCTGATGGCGCAGTGGGCTCCCCAGCCCATCCACCTTCCTCCACCGGCAGCCCCTTCGCCAACGCGGACGGCCGCGCCGTGGTTCGGCACGATGCAAGAGCCGACCGGCCCGATGCGACGCCGGTGAAGCTCCTGCTGATCGCCGCGGTCCTGGCGGCCGCGCTCAGCGGCGCCGCGCCGGCCAATGCCGATCCCGGTCCGGGCCCCGGCATGTGTCAGTACCCCGGCGACAACTACACCACCTGGTATCCGTGCACCGAGTACCAGCCATGGCTGCCGTACGGGACCGCGGACAACCCGCCTTACGGAAGCCCGCTACACGCCGCGGACTGCGGTTTTCCGCACCAGCACGACGTCGGCTGCTCATGAGCGATCCGACTGATCGCGGCGTCGACACCATCGACCTGGAGCTGCGCCTCCTCGCCGCCGTGCGCCACGACACGCGTGCTCGGCGGGCGGCCAACGACCGCCGCGGCTGATCAGCTGCTCGACGAGCGACTCACCACGGAGGCGCCGGAGCTATCGGTAGCACCGACGTCTGTCCAACGCGGTGGGATCGCGTCTACGGCTTTGGGCTTGACGGCGGGTTCATGTAGATAGGCCCGTTGGAACGCGTGATGTTCATCTGCGGAGGCGATCGTCTGACGGAAGGCGCAACGCTCGGCGGCGGAGCATCAGAAGGAGCGGTCGTGGTTGGGGCGGCGCTCACCAATGGAGGAGCGTCCGTGCCCTCGGGAGCCGTTGTCTGAGCGGTGGTTAGATCCTCAACAACCGTGGTGGTAGAAGGCGGAGCGGGCGTCGAGACGGCAATCGACGGATCCACTAGAGGCTCTGGAGCTACTGAAGGCGCTGGAGCTACTGAAGGCTCTGATGTGGCGGCGGGTGGATACTTTTCGTCTGGTGCATCGGCGGGTCCGCCGCGCGGGTACCAGAGAACCAAGCCAACGATGACCGCCGTCACGGCGGCGAACGCCGTCATCAACAGCCCTCGAACGGATACGTACTTCCGCCATTTGCGATATCGCCTCCCCACGCGGCTGAAGAGTACCCGTGCGCAAGAAAACCTGACCGTCAGGTCGACGAGTTGCTCGACGAACGGTCAGACGTTGCGGACGGCCGCGGCGCCGTGCAGTAGCGCGCACTCCGGGCCGAGGGCTGGCGCGTACACCGTCTCGCCGCACGGGCATGACCACGTTAGGTGGCCGTTCTTGAACGGGCCCGCGCACGGCATGTAGCCGACGAGGACCCCGCGGCCAGGCCCAATCGGGTGACCGGCCGGGCATTCAGAGGGGGCGGTGACGACCCAGCCCCTCCGGGTGCGCTGGAGATCGCCGATGCTCATGGCAGCGGCAGTGTCTCGACCGTGGCGCCGGCCTGCTCGGCGTAGAGCTCGGCGTCGGCCCGCTCCGCGTCGGTGAACGCTCGGATGAGCTGTGGTCGTCCGGGTGGGCGGACGAGCAGCGTGATGCCGGCGACCGAGATGGCGTCCGAGCGTTTCGGCTTCTGTCGGCTCGCCTGTTCGTCCATCGAAGCAAGCTAGCACTACGACCGCCTAAGTGACGTGGTCGAGAGTGCCCCACCTTATAGCCCGGCTGGCGGCTGAGGCATCGGTTGAATCATCGCGGGGTTGATGACGATCTGCTGGCCGCCATGACGTATCAGGCGGCGCCCCAGCTGGTTCTCGATGATCTTCACCGCGGTGCCGCCGCCGAAGGTGTGTGTAATGGCGTGAAAGACGCTGAGGACAGCATCCTGCAACTCTTGGTCATCCTCGAGCGCCGTGACGTTCAAGCCTCGCGCCACCAGCTCGTCGCGAGTGAGAGGGCGACTATGTGACAAGTGCACAGTGTCGTCGGCGAGCCACTCCGCGACGTCCTTCGCAATCTCGTCTCGCTTCAGATTGTCCTGCAGCATATAAGCTTTGAGCCACTGCTCAACGAGATTCTTCGCAAGCGCGGACGCTTTCTCGCACACATCGAGAACGCCCGGCGGATACTGCTGCAGGGTCGGGAGCCAGCCGGTCAGACGCGAAGGATCGGCTGCGCATTGGTCGGACGCTTCCCTGAACTGCGAGGTCAACGCACCAGCGGGGACGGTCATGCCGGAAGGCAGTGTGATTTGCGGGTCGATAGGTCCGAGCTGCGAATGTTTGCCCATGACGATCTCGTCGGCCGCCATCGCCCACATCGTGGCGGCCGACATAGCGGCCATCGGGATGAAGACCCGGACGTGCTTGAACTTGGACCGCATATACCCCACGAGACGATCGCAGGCTTCGGCCTGACCACCCGAGCTGTGCAAGATCAGATCGAGTTGGTCGCTGGTCTGCCCCTGGAACACCTCCATGAGGCCCACCATGTCGTTGAGCTCGATCATGGTTTGCGGGCCACCAGTCATCATGTCGACCGCGTAAATGATGACCGCCCGGCCCGTCAGATTGCTGAGACGCTCCACATACCGCATACGCAACGCGTCGATGTCGGCGCTCCCCGTTGCAGCGATTTCCGCGTTGATCTCGTTGAGGATATCTCCCCAGCCAGGCATTACGCGTTGGTGCTCGCGTCGAACCTCGTTCTGACGGTTGACACTAGTTGCGGCGGCGCGAGGATTCCCGACGCGGTGATGGCATTGAACGTGTTGATCGCCGCCGACACTGATGCGTTCGTCGTGGCTTGACTCAGCAGCCTGTTTTTCTGCTGCTCAAGTGACTCTTCCGTCATTGGTCGTCCCATCTAGTCCCCCAGCAATCGTCGGCGGGTCCGGTCCCCACCTCCTATTGACTATAGATGTCCGTTGATTCCGGTTGACATCGATTGACTCTGTTTGCTGGTCACGGCCATGTAGCGCCTCAACGACGAAATCCGCCCTCACTCCGATGAGTGAGGGCGGTTCGTTGTGCGCCAATGCGCGGGGCGCAGGTATTCGAGCCTAGAGCAGCCCGCCCGTGATCCCGTGCAAGATCCGCCCGATGCCACCGAGCAGGCCACCGTTACCCCCGCCGCCGCCCACCGGCGGGAACGTCGGAAACGGCGTGTCGAAGCACAGGCCGGGATTGACCCGCGCGAAGTGCGGATCCTGACACTGAGGCGGAAAGTCCGACGGTAGAAACAGGATGGACACCGCCACCACCAGAGCCACAGCCCTACCCTTCATCCGGGGCACCACCGTCGGCGATCCGCTTGCGCTCAATACGCGCCAGCCGCGACTCCGGTATCGGCGGCAGGTCAACCACTTCCGTGAGAACACCGTTGGATTGCAGTTGGCGTTGCAGAATGTGCCAGCGGTGTTGAACTTCGTGCGCCCAACTTTCCAGGTCCCAGAAGTCGTGCTTCAGGGCGTTGACTAGGGCGAGGTTGTCGGCCATGTCGTCGAGGTTGGCCTGAGTCATCCGCGCCACCCGGTCGGTGCGCTTCACCCACCAGCCGAGCAGCGTGCCCAGGATGGTGAGCAGCGCCACGACTACCGAACTGACGACGGCGGCGGTGTTCACCAGATCCTCGGCGCGAGTTGGCCTGCCCGCCACCCATTGCCGGCCAGCAGCGCGATTGCCCACGCTGCGCTAGTGGTCGAATACCAGTCGGTGATCGTGCCGACCAGCGCAAGCGAGTACAGGGCGAACACGAACGCAAATCCGATGCAGCCCGCCAGTTCAACCCCCCACGACCAATATTGGCTCTTGCAGTACGCCGCGTAGAGCACCAGCGCCGACGAGACGATCATCAGCACGGAGAACGCCACGACGGCCGTGAACGAGAACGCCTGCCCCTGTACCGAAGACGGCGCGGGCCCGGCGATGATCTGCACGAACGACACCCACGGCAAGGCTATGTTCGTGCACACCAGGCGAGGGTCCTTCGCGGGCCGAGGATGCGGCCAGCCCAGGGTGTCGACCTGTTCGCGGTTGTAGCGGTGGCGGCGCTTCCAGAACGGCCTCATCGCAACCTGACGGCTTCCCCAGGTCTGGGCGTGACCACGAGCAACCAGAACCTCAGGATGTAGACGGTCGTGGAGTGCAACGCGAACAGAGATAGGAGGTTTCCGTTGGCGCCGAAGTTGCCGACCATCAGGAACCCGCCGACCATGGCGCACCACACCATGCACATGACGGTGGAGGTGAGGCTGAACAGCCGAACATCGGACGCCAGCCCATAGAGGCCGATGAGCCCTGCGGTAAGGATGAAGAAACCCACGGCTTGGTAGGTGCCGGCGAAGGCGATGAGCTGGCTGTAGATGGGGTGGATCAGTCTCCCCGCCCCGCCGAAGAGGATGAACACCCCCACGGCGATTGCCCAGATGATGCCGACGACGCCGGATACCCGCGAGACGGCGTAGAGCCGTGTGGCGGTGACGGCGTGCGCGCCGAGCTGCATCAGGATTGGGCGGGCTCGACCGCGCTGGTCAGCGACGCGGTGCCGGAATTGCCGAACTTGAACGACGCCAGCGATCCGAGCACGGACAGCACTGTGGCGCTGGCGGCGATCGACGCGGCGGCCAGCCATGGGACGCCGACGACGGAAGTGGTCGCCGCGGTCGTGGGAAGGGCTCCGAGCATGGAATAGGCAAACGTCTTCACGGCTCGCTCTCCGAGGTCCTTGGCGAAAGCTGGTATCTGCACTGGTGTTTCCTTTCGTAGGTGTTGCGACTGCTTCACGGCCATGGACCTCATGACCGCGGCGACGGTGCGGCGGGTGGCCACGGGACTAGGGCAGCTTCCAAGCGGTCCACGCGGGGGGGCCGTCGTTCCACCAGGAGACGGTCCCGGGGATGGTGTAGACGATCGCGCCATCGGGCACGGTTTCCTGGATGATCTGAGCGGCGCAGTCGACGGCGGTCAGGCCCCGCCAGTACGGTTGCGGCTGATCGTGGTAGTGGTAGTGCGCGTTAGTGGAGATGAACTTCAGTGCAGCTGACAATGTTTGGACGATCGCCGGGATGTTGGTGATCATCGCGAACAGGTTGATCTCGCTCGTCGACTGCGCCGGGTTCACCGCCAGGCCGCCAGGCGTGATCATCGGCAGCAGCGCGGACAGCGACCCGAAACCGGGCATCAGCGCGTTGCCGGCCAAGCCGAGAAGGCCAGCTCCAGCGACCGAGTTGGTGAAGATGCTGAAGAGTCGCATCGCGAATGTGGTGGTCATCGCGAGGTCGGTGAGGATCGAGTAGAGCTGCGGGAGAAGGCCGGTCGCGTTGGGGTACATGTCGCCGTCGGCGTCGAACGAGTAGTACCGGTCGCGCACCCATTCGGGGGCGAACACACCCGAGATGCCCGAGCCACCGAAGTCGTTGCCCAGCAGCGTCGGCCCTGGTGGTTTGGCGGGGTCACCGAACTGGATCACGGCCTCGATCTCCCGGCGCCGGTCTGCCGGCCAGTTCAGCAGGTTCTTGTTGCACGCGTCGGCGCCCATCGAGTAGCCGATGAGTACCTTCGGCACACCGACCAACGGGTGTGCGAGCCGCGTGAATTCGGCCTGTTCCTCGGCGAGCGCCATGTTGTACGAGTGCGCCGGGTTGCCCATCAAGAACGCGTCGGTGTTGAAGCCGACGCCCTGCTGAACGAACTTCTTCGTCGGTGCCTTCGGCGGCAGGACGACGACACCGAGTTTCACCTTCGTGTCGTAAGTGAGGACGCCGTCGACGGGAAGGCCCGCGTTCTTCTGGAAGACGCGCAGCGCCTTGTCGGTCGCCAGGTCGAAGATGCCGGATTCGACGACGCCGAGGTCAGCGGCCTTCACCTTCGAGAACGCGAACAGCAGGCGGTGTTGCGCCTTCTTGATCTCATCGGTAGGACCCATGGGCGGGTCGGTGAGTTGCGGCTGCTTCCATGCCATGTCAGGCTCCGGGGATCTTCGAGAGCACGAACTTGGCGCGGCTGATCGCCGACTGGTCGGGGCTTCCGTCACTGAGCTTCGATCCGGCGCTGGTGCCGGCCGCGGTGGCCTTCACCCGTGCGATGGCGTCGGGGTTGCCCAGGAGTGCGCGGTTCTCGACGGTGAGCTCGTGGACCGAGCCGTCGATGTTGAGCAGCATTCCCACGGTGTCGTCGACGCCGTTGTTGGTGTCGCGGTAGATCGATCGGGATGGCCACTTCCCGTCGATGCCGGGCACGCCCGGGTAGGCCATGATCTTGTCGTACAGTTCCTGCTGCTGCTTGTCGGACAGTGCCATGAGGAAGCCCTTCGTGGTCATTGGTTTCGAGTCGATCCGCGCCTGGACGTCGCCGCGGAAGATGTCCATGTCGACGGCGCCGGGATCCCACTTGCCCTGGCGCCAGCCGAGCGGGCCGAGTGTGGCCCATTCCTTGTGGGAGATAGCGCGATTCGACCGCTGCGCGAGCTTCCGCAGGATCGCCGCGAACACCTTGACGGTCGCGAGGTATTGGCCGTCGGGCCATCCGCTGCGGTGCGGGGCGCCCTCGACCGGCAGGATCGCGACCTCGACGCCGATGGTTACCTCATTGGCGTTGTCGGTCTCGATGCCGTCCCACGACCCGCGGCCGGCATGGTTGGCCTTGCCGATGCCGCACACGTAGACGGTGGCGTCGGGGCGGATGAGGATGTGCGCGGCCAGGCCGAGCGTCGGGTGGAACGCGATCCCCTCGGGCGTCTCATTGACATTGCCGGTGTGGTGAAACACCATGCCCCACAACACGCCCTGGTCACCCTCGCCGCGGTTCTGCCAGCCGTCCATCTCGACGACGTTGCAGCCTTCAGCGCGGATGACGTCGGCGAGCCAGTACGGATCGCCAGAGAAGCCAGGGACGGGGTCGAGGGTCGAGTCGTGCACGCCGTCGGCGTCCGGCAGGATCGCGGCGCCCAGGGCCAGGGCGTGCTGCCAACGCTGCGTACGGTCAGCCAGACCGTTGGTGCCGCCGTTGACGTACTTCGTCGCGCGCACGATGTCACGTGCGTCCGCAGCGTCGTTCATGGGGCGTTGTGTGGTCCAGTACCAGGTGACGCCGACGAACCCGTATTGGTCGGATGACAGCTGGTTAGGGTTGTCGACGAAGTATGTGCTCGTCGGCACCAGTCCCTTGTCGAATGCCCACTGCGACAGCACGGTGTAGTTGTGCCGTCCGGTGACCTGAATGGGCCCGCGGCCCTTGAACCGGGGCCCGTCGCCGGACTGGGTGTTGCCGAGGTCGACGCGTCCGTTGTACTCAGCGCCGGAGGCCAGTTCTTCCATCCACTTCAGGCCGCCGGACTCTTCGCCGACCTGACCGAACCACATCGCAGCACGTTCGACGGTGGTGCAGCCGCACTCAAGGAGGCAAGCGTTCACTGCGGGTAGCAGCTGGGCGTAGCGCGCCGCGGTGACGCCGTGCTGCATAGCGTCAGCAAGGCTGTCGACGGTCAGCGTCACTTCACACCCACCGGCGCGGTGACGTCGCCTTGGTCAGCGAGCAGCTTGGTGAACGCGGCGAACGTCATGTGAAACCGGCCGCCCTGTCCCCAGGAGTCGCCCCAGGAGTTCAGGAAGGTGAGCAGCTGCGTCTGGTAGTTGATGCCGAGACAGAGGTACTCGTGGCCGCCCGCGATCTGACCGCTCGGTATGACGAGGCCCTGCTTGGATGGTGTGAACATGCCGTCGTACCAGGCGGTTCCGACGATCACCGGCTGCAGCTGCACAGCCGCGGCGAAGTGGGAGAACCCGAAGGCGTGCTTGTAGCCGGTGAAGTAGCCGAGCTTCACACCCGCCTTCGCCGCCCCGAGCCCGGATGATCCGCCGTCAGTCGGCGGATAGGTGTTGCCGCGGATGCCGTCGAGGCGGGTGGCGAGCTCGTAGATGCGGACCGCGTCGGATTCCCCGAGGTACCCGCGCGTCTTCCGAACTGCGGCGAAGTAGTCGGTATTGATGAGCTGCGCGGTCGCGTTGCCCGTGCAGGACCCCAGCTCACCCTGGTCGAGGACGGGTGCGTGGTGGGCCCATAGGACGCTGCGGGGGCTGGTGGCTTTGGGTGCTTGGTAGAGGCGGGAATGCTCGTCGTGGTCGACGAGGCGGCCGAGTGCTGGCATGGGCTATCTCCTGGGCATGGCGAGGTCCCCGAGCGCCGGGCTTGGCGTCGGGCAGTGTGGGTGGGTGGCTAGGAGTTGGGCTGCATCAGAGTCGGCCGCGGAGAACGCCGAACCCGAACACCAGGCGGTGCGTGATCCACGCGCGCAGGACGTAGCGGAGCGGCACGTGGTCGATCGCGGGCGTGCCGCAGAGACAGCGGGCCTCGGGCTGCGTCATCGGTGGAACTCGTTCTCGAACGCGGAGGTGAACTCGATGAGCGCCAACCCGACACACGCCGGGATCAGGACACCGAGCAAAATCCCCGCCAGCAAAGCGGCACAGCATCTAGTCACATCGGTCTCCTGTCGCTAACAAAGGTCAGAATTCAATGGTGATCAAACCGGGGGCACCGGCACCACCGTTCCCACCGCCACCGCCTGCGCAACCGCCACCTCCGCCGCCGCCGCCGCAACCAAGTTCCGTTGCCGCAGTACCATTACCACCCGATGACGTGCCCGATCCGCCCGCGCCCGTGGTAGGCACGACCGCGTACGGGGATGTGCGCGCAGCGCCACCCAGACCGCCCTTGCTGGTGCCGCTCGCCGCCGGACCACCGGCAGCCCCGCCGACGACACCCGCGAGTGGATAAGGGGGCAGGCCAAGCGCGCTGAACGGCACCCCACCCGATCCGGGTACGCCGAACGCGCCGACGAAGGCGCTGTTCGCCCCGCCCGCGTTACCGCTCGAACCCGTGGCGGTACTGCCACCGGCGCCGCCGTTGCCGCCGTTGCCGCCGCCAGCCAAGTGGGTCACTGACCCCACCGTGAGCGACGTGCCGCCGCCCTGGCCGCCACTGACACCGGCATTGTTGCCACCCGCTGCGCCGCCTGCGCTGCCAGTTCCCCCAGCCCCCACCGCACAGGTGTAGCTGGTTCCCGGCGTCACGGCGATGTTGCGCACGATGTTCCGCTCGCCGCACGCACCGCCCGCACCGCCAACCTGATTGATGGCAGTCGTCGCAGCACCACCCCCAGCACCACCAGCGCCGCCGCCGAGAAGGTCCAATGCGATCAGGTTGTAGATGCCCACGGGGGCGATCCACGCCGTGGTTCCTTGTGCGACCCGCTCTTGGTGACCACCAGGCCGGAAGGTCCACGCGGCACGCTCGGTAGCATCGAACGTCGACCCGGTGATCCGCGCCGTCGTGCAATACCCCAGCCCCCCGGTGGGCAACTGCACCAGCGAGTTGGCGGTGACGGTTGTCGCTGCCGACCATAAGGGCACTGCCGAGTCGGGAACATTGATGGCACCGTCGGGAATCTTGTACGTCATGGAGAAAACCCGTTTCAGCTAGTCGGAGCCGGTTGCGCGAGAACCGTTTTGATCGAATCGGAGACGTACTTGCCCGCGCAGGACACCCCGGACACAGCCGGGCCGACCGCGCCTGCACCGTTGATGTGCACGTCACCGGACTGCATGAACGCCCCACCCGCAGCCATCGGCCCGGTCGTGCCCATCAGCGTGTACAGATCCGCTCCCGCATAGCAGCGGGCACCATCGGAGGTGCCTTGCAGGTAGGTGATGGCGTTGTTCTTCGCGGTCACCATCGCAGGCCACCCATCGCCACCTGTGGTGGGGGTTCCGGGGCTGTAGTTGGTGAATCCGATCATCACCTCGTAACCGCGCGCCAGGTAGAACGCTCCGAGGGACTGCAACGCGAGTTTGTAGTTCGCCGAGGGGAATCCGGCGTCACTCTGCCCGTTGCAGATGTAGATGATCTTGCGGTCGGCTTTGACTCGCTGCATTTCTTCGTGCAGCCGGTGCACCACGCCGAACGGGTCGAACCCGACGCCCACCTGTGCCTCGGTACAGATGCCGGTGCCGATCATCATGCCGCTGCCGTTGGCGGGGGCGTTGTTGGCGTAGCCGATGAACTTCCACACCACGCCGAGGTTCGAGTTGCTGGTCGGTACCTCGGTGAGTGTGTAGCCAAACGGCTGATTAGTGGGGAACGTCGGCTTCACCGCCGAGGTGACGTAATTCTTGAACACCGCGTCACGCCCACCAGGCATTTGCGTGATGAAATCCGAGATGCCCCAACCGTATCCGGCGCCAGCGGTCAGATCAGGCCCGGCGGACATGGCGTACATGTCGTTTCCGGCGACGCACTGCCACACGGTGCCACCTTCGGGCGACATGAAATCCCCCGCATAGCCGCGATCCAAGTTGTTCGACGGCAAGCGGCGGCGGTAGTAGATACCACCCGCACCCCACCCCTGAATCTGGCCAGCGGCGTGCCGGATGAACGACAGACTGCCGATAGCGCCGTTGACGATGACCGGGTCATATCCGGCGTCATACAAGTCGTCGTGGACCTTGCACCAGTAGCCACCCGACGCCGACACCGACGGGCCGATCGGCACCCTCACCGATGGGCGCCGCAGCGAGCGGAATGCCTGCGGGTACGCCGCCTTGTCCGAGAGGGCAACGGCACCCTTCTCGTTGGATTGACCCAACACGCCGACGGCGACGGAGCGGCGCGGGGGTGCGTCGAGAATTCCCATGTCAACTCACCACGATCGCTGGCACATTGGTTGCGGCCCCGTTGGCATTGCGCGTAATCGTCGGCTGCGTGAATGTCTTCGTCACGGGACTCCCATAGGTGATGTTGTAAGCCAGGACAGCGTTGTTGAGGTCACGGAAGGTGATCGTCAACGTGCCGGGCGTACCGTCGGGCCAGACGACCGCGGCACTGGTCAGCAGGTCGTTGCCGTCCAAGGTGATTGAGCCGGTGACGAGCAAATCGGGGTTCTTCGCGGCCTGGACGAGGCCAACCCTGGCAGCGAGCGCCGACGTCAAGGTTGCGGGCTGCACCGCACTGTCGGCCTTGCCGAGTGACGTCTGGACCGGGCTCGTCAGGTCGGTCGTAGGGATTCCGCCGCTGGGTTTGACGTAGGCGCCCGCGATTTCGTCGGCCTGGGCTGCCAGTGCGGCTGCGTTGTTGTTGACCTGGGTCGCCAGCGCGTTCGCGTCAGCTGCGGTGAATGTGTCCCCGGTTGTCCACGTGCTCTTGAGGGTCATTGGGCTCCAATCATTTCCCGGCGGAAACGTTTCACGGGTTGGTTCCGGCCTGGTATGCCGCGATCCATACGGCGCCGTCGGCGCCGTGACCGCCGGCGCCGTAAGCGCCGCCACCTCCCCCGCCCCCGCCAGGCGCCGCGCCGGGCGCACCGGTGCCGACGTTCCCGCCGCCGGGGTAAGTGACACCGTTGAAAGTCTTGCTGCCGGGTCCTTTGCCTACGGTTTGAGGACCGCTGATGGCACCCGGGCCGCCCGGCGCGGTGATCGTGGCGACGCCCGTGCCCGTCACGGTGGAATCGCCGCCGTCGCCGCCGGGGACCGCCACGCCACTGCCGCCGGAGCCGCCGCTGCCGACGGTCACGGTCAGGGTCGTCGTACTGGTGGGGATGTCGATGCCGTAGATCAGGGTCTGTGTGACCCACTGCGCCGCGACGGCTCCTTGGCCGGTCGCGAAGAACGCCGATGACTCGCCACCGCCGGCGCCACCCAGCCCGGCGACATCGATCTTGTCGCCGTACTTCAGCCAGTTCGGGATCGTGTAGGTGTAGGTGCCATTCACCAGGAATGGGCTGGTGAGCGGTCCAGCGAAGGCGAACCCGCCCAATCCGAACCACGGAACGACACCGGAGTAGGTGGGGCTGAACGTGGCCGGCGCGGTGGGCAGCGCGGCCGTGCGGGACGAGCCGAGCTGCTGCGGGTAGACCGTGGGGTTGGCGGGCTTCCAGTCGCTAGGAATGCCCGCGATCTTGTAGGTGCCCGACCCGACGACGACGATCTCGGCGGCGTACACGTACCCCACCTGAGAGGTGATGGGGGTGACGAGGTCGTAGTAGTTCCACGCCAAGGGGTTCGAGACGCTCGACAGGACGTTCGGTGACGCTTCGAGCAGTGTGGCCACGCCGGTGGTGACGTTCAGTTGGTACAGGTTGACGTAGAACGCCGTAAGGCCGGTCGTGTCTTGGCCGAGCCAGATGATGCAGGACTTCTTGCCGTTGTCGGGTGTGGTGATGAACCCGATCGCCGACGCCGTCGCTGTCACGTTGATCGTCGACGACGTCGACCCGTTGAGCTGCGCGATCGGGAACACGGCGTCCGCGGTGGCGTCCATCGCATTCCAGCCCGGTTTGGCGATCGTCTGCTCTGACTGCGTGGTCGTCGCCGACTCCGCCGCGGACTGCGCCGTCGCGGCCTGGGTGTGTGTTAAACCGAGGAAGTTCGCTAGTGTCCGGATTACGTCGCCGATGATCGGAATGGGGCCGACGAAGGCGACGAGCGCGTCGACGAACTGCTGGAACGCTTGCTGGATCGCGTTGCCGATGTCGCCGAGCGTCGTCAACAAGCCTGTGGGATTCAGGATGGTGGTGATGAACGTCTGAGCGGCGTGCAGCGGATTGAAAGTTGGTGAGGCGAAGTTGATTTCGCCGAGGAACTGGAAGAGATTGTAGAACGGGTTCGTGGTGTCACCGAGCGGGTTGTTCACCACGCCACCAGCGCCGTGCCACCCGAAGATCGCCAGGATGCTGTCGACCCAGTTGATGATCGCTGTCAGGCCGTTGATGAACGGGTCTATCGCGTTGGTGATGAACTCGATCATGTTCCCGAAGTTGGAGATGTCCAGACCGGTGAACAGGTGAATGATCGGTGACAGCAGCTGCCCAAGCGGGCCGAGGTTGCCGCCGTTGACACCCAGTGCACCGAACAGTTCGTTCAGCGACGGAAACAGATTCTCGACGCCCTGGAATAGATCGCCGAACGCGGTGATCAGAGCCTCGATGTCCTTGATGAACTTCTTGTCGATGCCCAGCACGCCGAGCCACGCCTCGATGATGTGGTTGATCACGTCGACGAACTGCTGCTGCGGCACGACGTAGCCGAGGAAGAACTTCTCCGCCGCCTCGAACAGGCTGATCGGGAAGGGTCCGTCACCGAACCCGAACAGTGCCCCGATCGCGGGAAGGATGTACTGCAAGTCACCGAAATCCAATGCGCCCGAAGCTAATTCGCCGCCACCGAACAGAACGATGATGTCGGCGATGAACGACTGGATCTGCTGGATCGGGTTCTGGGTGGCCTCGTTGACGCCCTGCTGCGCCTGTTTGACCTGCTTGGCGAGGAACCTGATCTGGGAGTCGTGGCGTTGCAGCATGTCGATCTGCTGCTGCTGCCCCTGAGACAGATCGGGTGCCGGGGACTCCGAGATCGACGACAGTGCGCGGGATTCCTGCGTGACGTACCCTTGGCCGCCGAAGCCCGGGACGCTGCCGGTCACAGGGTGACCTCCGCATCGTCGAACCACACTTGGCCGGCGGTCATCTCAGCGCCGACATGAAGGCGTAGAGCCACTTTCGTCGCGCCTACAACGGTTGGAGTCAAGACGTTTCCCTTCAGGGTCTGCCACGGCACGATCCCCTTCAGGCCGCTGACGTTGGCGATCTTCACCGCCTGGACCGGGTTGAGGGCATCGTCGTAGAACTGGGCGATCAGCTGCACCCCGTTGTCACTGGAAGACACGGCGCCAAGACATTTCACGGATACGGCGAGCGGGAAGATCTGGAAGTGGCTGAGACCGTATGCCTGGGTCATCAGGTCGTGATCGTGTCCGTCGGCGGTGATGGTGGCCGACCCGAGGCGGGTGACGCCCTGGCTGGCATCGTGCGTCCAACCCGCCCCGCTGGGCGTCCATCCGTCGAGGTTGTAGTCGAATCCGTGGTTGGTGATCATGTTCGACGACCCGTCGGGGTAGAAGATCGGGTCATAGTTGAACTCGCCCTCGGCCTTCAGGGTGAGCTGGCAGGCATTCTTCGTGTCGTCGACGGAGATGCCGATGATCTTGTGGTCCTGGGCGATCTCCCCGATCCACGGCATCGCGCCCGACACGGTGATGGTGTCGCCGACGTCGAACGACCCGAACGGTGCGTTCGGGTGGTGCATGTCGATGGTGATGGTCTCCCAGTAGGCGGGTGTCTGCCTGCGCGCCAAGAGGCGGTGCGCCCACGCCTTGGATCGTTCGTTGGAGTCGAGGTTGGCGGCGGTCTCGTCGAGGTAGCGGCGCAACCGGTTCGGGTCGGCGTTGGCCAGCTCGAAGCTGTTGCCGGTGAAGTACACGGTGCCGTTGCGGCGCGCGCACCAGCTCCTGTTCGGAGTGGTGGGGCACCAGACGACGCCCTTGTGCCAGCGGCGGGTCATGTTGTCCAACATGGACTTCGCCTTGATCTGCGTGCGGTGCGGCGCGTAGATGCCGAGCACGTACCAGGGCTTGTCGTTCATGGAGTAGAGCCGCTTGGTGGTCTTGCGGCCGGCCAGCTGGCATGCGAACTGCAGCATGTCGATGTTGCATTCGAACTTCTGGCCAAACGTGGCGTGGTTGGCCGGGTTCCAGTCGGAGTCGCAGTCCGCCCAGACGGAGCAGTTGATGAACAGCTCGAGCTGCGCCTGGGTCAGGTTGGCAATGAAGTCGTAGCTGACGGCCTTCGTCCGGTAGTCAGTGATGTGCTCGAGCAGGGCGTCCGTGGCAGCGGTACCCAGTCGGATCACAGTGTTGGCGGAGTTCGACTTCCACACGGCGCCGTCCCAGATGCCGCCCTTGCGGCGCATGTCGGGAAGTTCGGGGCCGAACAGTCGTGTCGCGGCCGCCTTGATGCGGGCCATGTGTGCACCCCACTGGGCGATGGTGATCTTGCCGCCGGGCTTGGTATATGTGCCCTCGGTCCAGTACCAGGCCATCAGCTCGACCAGCGCGTCGTCGTACTTCGGGATGCTCGGCAGATCGACGACCGGTACAGCACAGTCGATCCGGTCGTGGGTCTTGAGTGTGGCAGTGGTTGACCAACGGCGGCCGTGGTACCGGTCTGCCGTCCGGCCATACTGGACGGGCCAGCGGTGCTCGGCGGTCGTCGCGGAGCTGTGGCCGCGGAACTCCGTCTCGTAGATCCAACGCTCCCCGTCGAAGACGTTGACCGCTTCGACAGGCTCCCACTCGGCCAGACCCGTGTCGTTGTTCAGGGTCAGCGCCGTGGCGCCGACGTCAATCTCGTCGTAGCGTCGCCAGCCCTCGCGCGTGAGGGTCTCGGTGTCGTCGGTCACGCAGTACTGGAAGCCGGGGAAAAAGCCGGTCACGCCGACGTCGCTGATCCAGTCGATCTGAGTTTCGGTGTGCGGCTTGGCCGACAGCACGTTCTCGTTGAGCACGAACGCCAGATAGGGCTGGATCTTCCCGAGCCGCGGATAGCCGAGTTCGATCTTCTTGACGACGTCGGTGCGGTCGTGGTTCCACTCACTGCGTTCGGCGTAATCGAACGGGATGTCGCGGGCCATGGCGTCGATGTAGTCGCCGCAGTCCAGTTTGTCGGCCGCCCGCACGAACGTCGCGAAGAAGTTCAAGTTCATCGTCGAGCCGTCATAGGAGTAGCCGGGCAGCATCTCCACGCCGCTGGTCGTGGGGAACACTTCGACGTGGAGGTTGCCGTTCGGGAAGTCCTGCTGCAGGTGCCGCCAGATCTCGACAACCGGTTCGTAGGCATCGTTGGCGATCCAGTTCAGATCTTCAAGCCACGGAATTCCTTTCGGATACGCGGCGAAGCCCTTGGCCTTCAGGTGCAGGATTCCGGTCTTCTCGTCGATGTCGGACGGCTGCACTATCCCCGACACCCAGATCTTGCGTTTGCCCTGCATCGTCTTCTCGATGTGGATGTAGTGCTCCCACGGTTTGAAGTAGATGCCCTGCACTGACGGCTCATTGGGGTTGACGTCGAACTGGATGTCGCAGCCGGCCGATAGGGCCCGCTGGATGACGAGGTTGGTGACCGTGAGGTCGCGGCTGACGATGGCGCCGCCCTGGGTTTCCTGCACGATGACGCGGAACCGGTCATCGGGCAGGTAGTCGCCGTTGTCGCCGACCGCGCGCACCAGCTCCCACGAGTAGATGCCGCCGGTGTTGCCATGCCGAGGTACGTGCGCGACGGGGCTGGCCGACCAGGTAAACGCGGCGGATGCTGTGCCGCGGCGGGTGCGCTTGCCGACGGGCGTCGCGGCGAGGGTGTAGCTGCCGGACGCTGTGCCGTGGTTGGCCATCGAGTTAAGCGGCGGATCCGTTGAGTGGGAACGTATCGAGGGTGTAGAAGCCGCTCGCGTCGGCGGTCAGGTCCCCGGTCAGCAGGAAGTTTCCGTACCAGATGCCGCTGCCGGTGGTGTTGGACCACGCGGATACCCAGGTGATGGGGCCGTTGGGGGTGCAGCCGGAGAACGCGGCGGCGGCGGCCAGGCCGAAGTCACCGTCACCGGTCACCACCGTCCACGAGGGGGCAACCATGGGTGCGCTGCTCTTGTTGGCCGCGCCGCCGTCGCCAGGGTTTCCGGTGTGCAGTTGTAAGCCGCCGAGTGCGTTTCGCAGGGCGTTGGCCGCTACGACCATCGCGGCGTTACTGAGTGGCATCGTGTGCTCCGATCAGACGGTGTTGTAGGCGTCGCGCCACAGCACGAGGCATGAGCTACTGCTGTTGGTGCTTGTCGCCACCCATGACATCGGCACCGACGTGTCGGCCGGGATCGTCATACGGTCGAGGTACTTGCTGTTGCCGATCAACGTGTTTCGCCAGTTGGCGCCGTTGGTGTCGACGATGCGCCGCGACCACGGGTAGGTGTTGACCTCGAGGACGACGCCTTCGGCGATGGTGTGCTGCAGTTGGATCTGATCGTCGCCGATGATCACCAACGGGTTGGTCTGCGGCCCGGTGAGCAACGCCCGGTACCACGATGGTGCGTCGCCGCCGTCGCGGGTGTAGTTGACGGGATCCGCGCCGTTGGTGAGCACGGTGGCGAATTCGGTGTCGGTGTAGGTGAGGGTATCGATACGCGCGTACTCGGCGGTCACCTTGTGGAACTGGCTGCCGGGCCGCTTGCGGGTGTAGGTGAATTTCCTTGGGCGGCCGTAGATTCGGCGTACACTGCCGTAACCGTCGCAGTAGATCAGTGGTTTGAGCTCACCCCACACTTGGCGGACGTCGTCGGCCTTCCATTCCTTCTGCAGCGCGGTCAGCAGCTTCGAGGACTTCAGGATCAGATCGTTCGGCAGGGTGTTGTAGCCGTGCCCCATGGGCGCGTTGTCGTAGACGCCCATGGTGAACGTCATCGGACCTGCCTGCAGGGTGTCCTGCCCCATCCGCGTCTCATTCGACAGCGGGATCTGATAGTCCTGGTTGTTCACGTTGTACGTGGCGATCTGCACGCCGACCACCGGATACCGGGTGTGCTCACCAAACACCAGGTCCCCCAGCTGGAACTGGTACGGGCGAAGGTTCTTCGACTCGCCGCCGATCGGCAGCGGCGGCAGCACCAATGGGCTGAACGTGTACGGAAATGTCAGCGGGAAGGTGCTTGCCATCAGAAGTTCCCCGGCGCCAAGGCACCGGTGGTGCCGCCCGTGTTGACCATCCACATGGTTTCATTCATCATCTGCGCCGGTGACTGACCGGGACCGGCGTAGACGTTGAGCTGTTGATTCACTTGCGGATTCGGATTGCCCTGACCGTTGTAGTCGTACCAGGAGTTCATCCACGACGGAACGTTGGCGGTGTTCTTCTGCTCCGGGTTGTCGTGGCTGTAGGAGATCAGCTGCCCGGTGTTCTTGTTCAGCAGGAATCCCACGTTGCCCATCAGGTCAGTCCCTCCCACTCCGGTGAGCATGCTCATGAACCGGCCGACGTACCCCGACGCGACCTCGTACACCTGCTGCCCGAAGTCGATGGCGGCGTTGACGCCTTGCAGGACGCTGGAGATGAGGGACAAGGCGGATCCGGCCGCGCTGGTGCCGCCGAAGTCGGCGCCGCCGGTGAATGATCCGACCGTGGAGACGATGCTGCCGGCGGTGCTGACGATGTCGGCGGCGTAGGTGATGTACTTCTGGACGTCGTCGATGATCTTGTTGATGTCCTCGGTGTTGCGGACGCCGTACACCAGGCGGTCGGCGATGTCCTGCGTCCCGGCCAACGCATCGAGACCACTACCGATCGACTTGAACACACCCGACACGGCGCCGGAGATTCCGCCGGCCAGTGACTGCGCTTGGGACAGTGTGCTGGGCTGCTGGGTGAAGCCCTGCTGCTGGGCGATCGAGCTTTGGGTGCTCTGCAACGCATCGATGGTGTTCTTGTTGCCGATGGCGTCCTGCGATCTGAGGGTGTCGATGGTCTTGGTGATCCCGGATAGCGTGCCCGTCACCGTCTCGTCGGATGCTCCGGGGGTTTTCGCGGCGCTGATCTGCTGCGCGAGTTCTGGGTTGCCCTGCAGGTAGGACTGCAGTAGTTGGTCGTTGGCCGAGGCAGTCTTGCCGGTGTTGTCGACGAGCTGGCCGAGGGTCTTCCCTGATGGGAGGACCATCCCCGAGTTGACGGAGGCGCCCACACCGGGCGGCGTCTGAGCGGACAGCGGCGTCGGAGCCCCGGGTAAAACGAGGGGGGCGGATTGCCGTGTGTGGACGTGGTTCTGGTGCTCGGCGTAGGAGCCTTCACCCGTGTCTGGGTAGTAGCCCGTCGTCGGGTTGCCGCGGCCACCGAGCCCGATCTTCTGCATCGTGTTGGGGTTCTGCCAGATGATCTGTTCCAGCCCTGGCATGTTGGGTGCGTTCTGGGACAGGAATTCGGCGAACCGTTGCATGTTCTCCACTGAGCCCGACCAGTCGATGCCGCGGTTCTCGTGGGTGGGGTTGGGCGCGTAGCCGGCATCGTGGCGGTCGGATTCCTGATGTCCGGCGTAGGTGCTGGGCTTGACCCCGAACTGGGCGGCCATCGCCATTACCCACTCCGGGAAGGTCTTCGCGTTGCCAGTGCCGTATCCGCCGGTGTCGGTTCCCGTCGGCAGGCCATACGTCCCTGAAGGCGGCGCTGCAGGCGTGGGCGCGGCGGGATACCAGTTGGCGTAGTCCGCGGCCCCGCTTTTACTTCCGCCGTTGACTTGTCCCCACGTTGGGCCGGTGACGCCGGGCCCGAGCGAGCCCATGATGGAGTTCGCGAGTCCCAGCTGATTGCTGATGGCATTCCAGTAGTCCGAACCCTTTGCGCCCGAGCCGAGTTGCGGGTTCTGCGTTAGCACCGCGGCCAGCTGTGGGTCGGTCGGGTTCTTCGCCAGATTCTTCTGGAATGCGTCGTAGAACGCGTTGATCGCATGGTTGGGGTCGTTGACCTGATCCAGCGTTCCCCAGCCGGAGCTCGGCGACTGCTGGTACAACCCCGACACCAGGCCGGCCGAACCTTGCACACCACCAGAAATGGTGGGATCGAAACCACTCTCAGCGGCTGCTGTGGCGAGCGCCGTCTGGATCGCGGCGTCGTTCAAGCCCCGCGCGCGGCCGGCCGCGATGATGGCCTTCTGAATGTCGGTCTTGCTCGACGACGACGACAGGCCCAGCGGGGTCGCCGCTCCCCCACCGGTCGCCGTCCCCGGCGCGCCCGCACCGAACACATCCGTCCACGACGGCCCCTTAGCGCCCCCCTGCACCGCCTTCTTCTGCAGATCGGACTGCTGCTGCGCCGCGATCTCCTTCGGCGAAAGCTTGCGCCACGTCTGATCATTCGCACCCGGCAGCATCCCCAAACCCTGGAACAGAGGCTGCATGACCGACTGGCTGAGCAGATTGAACCCGCTCTGCGCCACATCGAGACCGGCGCGGAGACTCTTCGCCAAACCCTTCAGACCGTGAGTGTCGGAGAACTGATGACGCAGATAGGCGGTCAGGATGCTGGTGTCAGCGTTCGCGATGTTGTCCGGGAGCAACGCACCACCGACGGTGTCACTGCCTCCCGGCGACGGCGCACCACCAGTGCCGCCCGCGGCCCGGCCTGCTCCGGAGAGCGCGCCGCTAGCCGCCGCAGCCGTACCCGCTGCCGCGGCCTCGATCGCAGGCTGCGCCGACGCCATGCCCGCCGCCATGTCCGTGACCATCTTCTGACCGCGAATCAGGGTGTATCCCGAACCCGAGAACGGGCCCACCTTCGCGGGCGAGGACTGGAACCACTTCGCGATCGCCAGGACGACGTCCTTCGCCGCGCCGCCAACGGATCCGAGACCGTTCGTGATACCCCTGACCAGTCCGTCGATCAGGCTCGTACCCCAGTTCTCGGCCTTCTGCGGCAAGCCCGTGAAGAAATTCGTGATCCCATCCATGATCTGATGAAAGAGGCCGGGAATCTTGTGGACGAGATCGTCTGCACCCCTACCGATGCCGTTCAACCAGCCCACCACGTCACCGGCGATCCGGATGATCGTGGCCAGAATGGCCACGAAATCCCCGAACCCCTTTACGAGGGTCGGTAGATTCGGCAATAGCGAAGTGATCACCGACAGGACAGCCTGGAATAGCCCTGGCAGCTGCGGGCCGACGGCCTCGACCAGCTGCACGAAGGCGTAGACGAGCGGCTGCACCTGCGGTATCAGCGCCAGGAACGCGTCGGAGAGGGCCCTGAAGATTCCTGGCAGCTCAGGACCAACCGATGCCATCAGCTGTTGGAACGCCTGACCCAACCCACTCAGAAAGCTCGACAACGATGGCCCGAGCGCCACCAGCTGCGGAGCAAGCTGAGCCATCGTCTGCGCGAACGAGTCGAAGAACACCTGCCAGCCCGGAGCAGTCCCCACACCCATCTGCACGATCGCCGTACCGATCGACGCGAGGCCGTCGACGAGTGGCGGAAGCATCGGCATCAGTGCGTCGGTGGCCTGCCTGAGCACGGTGAAGAAGTCGGTGAGCGACTTCTGCCCGTCGGCGGACTGCGTCCACTTGTTGAACTGGTCGGTCAGCTTGTCCAACCAGCCCAGAAGCCCACCGCCGCCAAACTTGTCGGCCACATCCATGATCTGCAGGAACGCCGAACCCACATTGCCCGCAATGTTGATCAGATGACTGAACGCGTTGATGCCGTCCTGAATCCACTGCTGCAACTGCCCCGAAGACGCCAGCCGTTGGATCATCTCGGACAGCGGGCCCAGGAACTGCGAAACCATGCCCCCGATCTGCTGGAAGAACCCCGACCCCACAACCGTCAGCTGATCGAAGATGTTGAACAGCGGCTGGATCGTCGGTTCCAACGCCACCAGGCCCTTGACCATGTTGTCCATGAACATCGTCAGGCCCTGCTGCGCCGCAGGTGTGCTCAGCAAGCGGGCGAGCTCGTCGGCGGCCCACCCGAACGTCGCGGCGATCTTCGACATGCCCGACGTGAGGGTGGGCAGCAGCGTCTGAATCAGCGGGCCGATGTCCTTCGCCACCTGGCTGAAGAATGAATCCTGGATCGTCGCGCCGGCCATCTTGAACTGGTCGCGGAACTGCGCGACCTGCAGCATCGCCTGCGCCGCGACCGGACCCATGTTCTTGATGTCCTCGAGGAACTTCTTCGGATCATCCGCCATCATGTCCTGCAAGGCGCTGTCCACCCCGTGCAGCGCGATTTGCAGTGTTCCCATAGATAATTCGACACCGGAGATGACCGCGGGCAGCAATCCCAGCGCACCGGAAAGCTGCTTGGCCGCATCAACCATGCCGACGATGCCCTGCAGGGCCGCGCCGCCGCCCAGGCCCGCCAGACCCGCCAGTGACGGCACCGCCAAAGTCAGACCCGCGATCTTGCCGAACGCCACCTCGAAACCCGCGACGCTCCCCGCGAAACCCGCGACCGCCGAACCTGCACTGGAGGCGGCCGAGCCGATCGCGTCGATGCCCTTGGCTGCCGCGGCGATCTCCGGCTGTCCCAAGGCCAGGGCCACCTTCGACACCAACCCCAACGCACCCGACAGCTCCTTGGCCTTCTCGGTGGTGTCCTGCTGGGCCGTGCCCAACTTGCCCAAACTGCCCGACAATCCCGGGATCAAATTGGATAGACCATCAATAGCCCGCCGGAAGCCCGACATCTCACCCGTGAGCGCCTTCTGCGCATCACGGGCCGCGGTGGCTGCTGCTGTGTGCTTCTTCCGCGATTCGGTGACACGATCCTCGGCGGCCTTGATGTCCTCGAGGGTCGACCTGGAATCCAGCAGTGCGCTGCGGTGCCCCCGCTCGGCGGCCTCGACGTCACGGCTGGCCGATTCGACCTGCCGCAACCGGGACTGATATCCGTCAGCCGAGCTGCCCGCCGATTCGAATTCCTTCTCGGTATCTTGGAGTGTCCGTTGGGTTTTGGTCAGCGACTTGTCGGTGGCATCCGAGGACTTGGTGACCGCGTCCAGGTCCTTCGCGGCCTTGTCCGCGCCGGAGCCGTCATAATCGATCTGGATCTGGCCATGCGCCCGACCCAAGCTGTAGTCGGGCATTTAGCGTGTGGCCGCCATCAGTCCAGGACCACCAGGTCGTCGTCATCGCCACCGGTGTCCGCGCCCAGGACGCGGCCATGTGAGGACACCGAGTCGGCGTTGACTTCACGGAAACCGGTCGCCGAGTTGGTCATGTCAGCACCCATCAGCCTCTCCCATTCCCGTTGTCGTTGTGTCCGCGCGATGGACTCATTGCTGCTCTGCCCGGCCTCTTCCAGCCGGGAAATCACACGCTTGCCCCATGCCCAGATGCCGCGGTCGAAGTAGAATCGGCCGATATCCCCTACACACTCGTCGAGCAGCGCGAAGTCGCTGGGCTTCTGCCCGAACAGCTTCGCGCGCTCATAAATCTCATACGCCAGAAGAGGATTCGCCGCGTACACTTTTCAACGCGTCGAGCTGCTCTCCTATGGCAGCCGTGAAGATCGCAACTTTGTCTTCGAGTTCGATGTCGTCGACGTTGACCTGGTCCTCGGTCGTCGGGCCGACGAGCACCACCGCCGGAATGACCACCGAGGCCGCGATCACCCGGTCGATGGGCCCGAAGATCTTGGCATTGTTCGCCGGATCGGCCAACGCCTTCACCGCCGCCTCGTTGGCCGTGCCCTGATCGTCGCTGCGCATGTCGGCGAGCAGCTCCGGGGTGAACCCATCCAGCACCTCGAGGAGATTCAGCTTCAGCAGCATCCCCTTGTTCAGCTTGCGGTACCGCACCAAGCTGCCGGAGGGCAGCTCGAGGTCGGCTTCCTCAGACCGGGTGAACCCGTAGGAACGACGCTGAGCCGCCGCCGACACCTCGGCGGGAGGGGTCGGCGGCGGCTCAGGTACAGACTCGACTGCTGGTGCAACTACGACGGGCCCGTTGTAGTCGACTGGTTCGTCGGCGTGGGGCGCGGACGCACAACCAGGTGTGTGCGGGTCGGTGATCAGGGTGCCGCAGCACCAATCCCGCCGCGCCATGGGCGCCGCGACGGGAACTGCCTGGTACTGCTGCGGTGTGGTGATCGGTGTGGTCATCGTGGCCTCCTATGGGCTCTGATCGCCGCGCAACCGCGGCGGGTCGCTAGCTGGTCGTGAACATGACCGGCGTGCTGTACGGACCGGTGACGCCGCCGAACACGCCCGCCACCCGCGCGTGGTAGGCAGTCGCAGTCGTCAACGTCGTGATGGTGGTCGTCGGTGTGGTCGGTGCACCGCCATGCGCGGACGTGACATCGGTGTAGGAGATGCCGTCGGTGGACGTCTGCAGCTTGAAGCTGTCCGCGGTCGGGATGTCGTTCCACATCAGCTGGGCGCTGGTCGCCGCCAACGTGCCGACCGTGACGTTCGACGGGATCGGCAGCGGGTTCGCGACCGGCGTCGCTCCGAGCGTCGTCTTCTGCTCGTTGAACTCGATCTCCCACAGGTAGTCGTCGTCGTCGCCGGGCAGAGGTGTGCCCATGAAGTCGATCGACGGCACCATGAACGTGCCGTACTTCATGTCGGCCTTGATCTTCCCGTTGGCCTTGCAGCGGAAGATGCGACCCACGTTGTCGCCGCCACCGTTGGAGATGACCTGCCCCTCGACGCGGAAGTACGGCCGCTGATCGGAGCTCTTCTTGCGGACGACACGCTTGACGTTCGGCTCGATACCCGACTCGATCAGCTGACCGCCGGTGATGAGCGAGAACGTCATCAGGTCCAGGCCGCCGGCCTCCAGCGACCCGGAGACCGTGGAACCCTTGCCCTGGATCGCCACCGCGGCCTTGTCGTCGCCGTCGAGAGTATCGAACGACTCGTCCTCGGTGAACGCCAACGTCTGCGCCAGCGGCAGCCGATAGGAGGTGGTGGCCAGGATGGAGCCATCGGTGTCGGTGTACGGCGTGATCCACACTCGGTGCAGGCCGTAGGGCTTGGTATCCGGGTTACCCAGTGATGCAACCATTTACGGATCTTCCTTTCGAGATGTTCTTGGGGCTCGACGGCCTCTTACAGTGGGGTCTTTGAACGTCAGGGTTTCGAGCAGTTCACCGTCGAACGAAAAGCGATGCAGGACAGCCATACCGCCCTGCGTGCACAGCCGGTGACTGCACTTGACTTCGATGCGATCGCCGTCGATGACCTTGAAGTGCAGCACGCTGGCAAGACAGCGGACCTCCGCGGCGTGCTGCACGGCGTGCTCGGCGGTCGCGGTCACTACCTAGCGATCGACTTTCTCGCCCTTGCCGTCGACCAGCTCGAACCGCGTGCTGTTGGTCAGCAGGTAGTCGATCTGCTCCGGCGTGAACTGCGTCGCCGGGATGAGCCAGTTGTTCGCCAGGCTCCACCGATGCGCGCGCTTGGACGCGACACCGGCCTGACCCCACTGGGCGACGGAGATCTCGGCGACGGTGCCCTCACCGAGCCGCGGCAGCCGCCTCTTCAGATCGTCCGCGGCGGCCGCCGCGTTGCGGGGACCGGTGTACAGGACGAACTGGTCCTTGTTCGGATGCGTCTCCACGGCCGCGGCCGCGGCAGCCTCCGCCTTGGCCTTCTCATCGTCGGGCGTGGCTGGCTGCGCCTGAGCCGGGGACTGAATCTTTGCTTCTGCCATGGTGATTACCCTTCTGTTGCCGCGTTGATCACGCGTTCACGGTGCAGCTCAACGCCAGGTATGACGCCTGGCGGAAAATCGTTTCGTAGCCGTCGTCGGCCAAGTCCATCGAGCGGCCTTCGAACCCGATGTAGTCCAGTTGACGGCCATCACCGCCCACCACGGGATCCCCGTCCCCGACAGCGCTGAAAATCACGTCGACGCGGTCGATGATGGCGTCAATGCGACCGAAGTCGGTCGACACCAGCTTCGGGATGTGGACGTACAGGTCGAAGTGCTGTTCGGCGTTGCCCTGGATGGAGTCATCGAAATCGGTATGACGCCAGGCGATCACGATGAACGCGCCCCTATCGTTGGGCCGCTGGTCCGCGGAATACTGCGCCTCCACGACGAACCCAGCGCCGCCGAGGGTGGCGAGCGTCGCGTCACCGCGGAGCAGAGCAAGGACAGCGGCGCGCGCCATGGAGAGGTCTACTACTCCCGTAACGCGTTCAGCGTGCCGCGAAGGTTCTTCATCAACGTCTTACCCATGGAGGCCACGGTCGGCATGATGATCTGATCCTTGCCGTTGTTGCTGATCTCCAGCCAGATGCCGTAGTCGACGCCGTGGCTGAACAGGATCACCTTGTGGTTTCCCTCGAGCTTGGTCGCGGTGAACAGCGCAGCGCGCGCGGCGCCCGGCTCGCGGTCGCTGCGATTACCACGGCTGTCGTGCCACGGCGCCTTTTCCTTCATCTGCGCTTCGCCCTGGACGGCCGTGAGCACCATAAAGGAGTTGATGACCTTCTCGTAGTCGGGTTTGACGTCGCGGCAGTTGTCGCGCAGCTTGACCAGCCCGGAGTTCAGCTCCGACATCCGGCCGTACCGCTTAGCCACCGACGGGCTCCCAGGTGACCGGAAACGCGAACGGAAGCGTGTTTCCATGGCTAGGCTGCTTCAGGAATCCCGTCACCACGGCACCGACCTGGTAGGCAGCCGAGTAGTCGACGCTCTCGACCTGGTACTTGGCGAGGCCGTCTTCCCACCCGTCGCCGACCTGCACGACCGCGTCATAGGCGCCGACCATGCTGTACTCGAATACGCGGACAATGCCGTTGTCGGACGCCGCAGACGTCGTGGCATCGAAACCCTTGCCGACCCTGCCGGTCTTGGTGCTGCTCACCTGGAACAGCGCGAAGATCTGCGGGGAGCGCGGCGCTGACGGCGTGTAATCCTTACCGCCACCCGGCTTCTCGACAACCGTGCCGCGCCCGGGGATCAAGGTGATCGATCGACCCCTCAGTTCCAGCAGCTCACTGACAGCCGCGCGGGCCTCGTCGGTCATCCCATCGACGGGAGCAGTCATCGCCAGGACCAGTGCCGGTCGCGTGTGACCAGGCCGGGGTCGACCTGGATGGTGCGGAACTTCTGCCGCCGGGTGTGCACCCGGACCTTGTCGAGCTCCGCGGGCGTGAACTGCACCCGTCCGCGGGTGGGGTCGCCTGCTGCCCATGCGCGGCTGATGGTGATGTCCGGGGTCGTCGTGCTGTGTTGCGTCGTTGGACCGCCCGGGTTGCGGTACAGGTCCAGAACCTTCTCGCAGACAAGGACCTTCACGCGATTGAGCCGATCTGGATCGCCGGCCACGGTCGACTCAGCGGTGATCTCGTCGACCGTTTTGCGTAGCGACGGCACCTGAAACATCAGTTCACTCTCGACGTCGCCGATGCGCAGGTTGACCCAGGGCAGCCGGTTCGAGGCAATGGTGCCCTCGAACCGGCCAGTCACATCCGCCTGGGATGCGAACTTGCCCTGGGTCGGCGCGGTCATTCGCCGACCGGAACGTCTGCTTCCTCGAGCGCGGCGATGATGCCGGCCTTGTCCAGGCCGTCGACATCCACGCCATGCTCTTCGGCGTAGGCCACCCACTTGTCCTTGGCCGAACCGGGGCCGGCTTGCGGCGGCGGACCGTCGCTGCCCGGCGCCGTGGGTAGCACGGCGTCATGATGAATCACCGGATTCAGGACGCCGTCCTCGTTGAAGACGCGCTCACCACCCTCGAAGCAGTGCGCGCCCATCTGCTTGACCGCCCACGCGGGCGGCTCAGAACCGGGCAGGAACGAATGCGGCGCACCGTCCTCGTCCAGAACATTGTGAACGGCGTACTCGCCAACGACCTTCGGCACTATCGTCTCCCTCTCTTAGGCGACGGTCGCGACGAGGATCTTGCGGGGATCCGCAAGGACCGGCAACGCCACCGCGTCCACGAATGTCGTCTTCTGGTACGGCGGCTGGTCGGCCTTCACGATCATGCCGATCACGCCGGCGCCCGTCTCGACCTGAACACCGACGTCGATCATCTCCATCACCGTGGTGGGAGTGCCCCACGCAGTGAAACCGAGCTGACCCAGATCGGCAGGAAGGAACGCGAACTTGTTCGCCGCGATCGGACGCACCGTCGCGTTGGAGTCGTCCAGGAAGAACGAGTCGTACACCGAATCCATCGAAATCGGCGGCAGGTTGTAGGACTCGAACAACGCCGAGATGTCCTGCAGAGTCACGTTCGTGACGCCCGTCTGCGCGCCCTTGATCGCGTTGATCAGCTTCGTGTTGCGCTGAAGCTGCCGCGCGGTGGTCAGCGAGCACAGGAACTGGCCGGGGCCAGCGCCGTTGATCGCGCGGTACACGTCGTACCAGGCGAGCAGGTCGAACAGCGGATCGGAGTTCGCGGTGTCCGACCACAGCGCACCCGCGGGGGTCACCTTCTGGTTGGACGGAATCCCGTAGTCGACCTGCTGCTGCACGCCGTTCTCGTTGATGGTGAGCACACCATCGCTGAGGACGTCACCCCACGCCATTTCCAGGCGGTTGTAGATGTACGCCGTCTGAGCGTCGAGATCTTCGAAGATCGCGTCGGCCAGCACAGACTGAATGGTGCCGCCGTACCGCTTGTACTCGATCTGGCGGCGCTCGTACTCATTGACTCCACGCTGAGCACCGAGCGGGATCATGTGGACCCGCTTCTCCGATCCGGTGTCGCGCGGCGACTTCCAGAAGTTGCCGTCCCAGTTGCGGAACTGCGCGAAGCGGTTGGTCTTGGTGATCGTCACGAAGTCGATCTCGTCGGTGGGGTACTCCCTCCGAGGGAAGGACTGCAGCAGCTGCGTGTTCGACGGCAGCGGCACACCTTGGGTGTAGGTGATGACGTCTTCGAGGGGCAGTGGCCCGTTCAGGACAAGAGTCATTGCTTATGCCTCCCAGCGGATCTGAGCAAGGTTGCCCTTGCCGGCGGTGTCGATTGCGCCCGCGCCGGACTGGAACGGAAGCTTCCCGGCGGACACGATGGTGTCGTAGACCACGACGCTGATGCCCACCTTGGCTGCGGTGGATCCGTCTTGACGAACGAACGTCGCGGAACCGTAGGTCAGGCCGTCGGCGGCCAACTGCCGACCATCGGACGCGGTGGCGTCGTACGGCCCGTACAGGCCCGTCGCCGTCACCTTGGCGATGACGGTCCCCGACGGAAGATAGCCGTTGGGGTAATGCGTTCCTGCGACGAACTTCGACGGATCGAGGGTCCTGTTCAGCTTCACGTCCGGTTCGGCCAACAGCCATCGCCGATCGTCAACCTGATACGACCTCGTCTGCAACGAAATGTCTGTCGACATACCGAGCTCCTTACTGGTTAAGTGGTTTTCACGCCGTGACGCTTCGCGATCGCGGCCCTACCGGCTTCGCCGGGTCGCGCCGGAGGAGTTCCTGCCCCTCCGCTGTTCTGCCCCCAGGCCGGAGGCTGTTGCCCGTTGCCGGGCTGCCCCTGGCCTTGTCCACCGGTGAAGACAGCGCTCAGCGCCGTCAGGTGGCCCATCACCTTCTCTTCGTCGACGTCGCCATCAGCACCGAGGAACTTCGCGGGGTCCGTGATCGCCATAACGGCGTCCAGGGCGTCCCTCTCCTTCAGTACCGGGCCCGCGATCGCCCGGAACTGGGCGTCGTGAAGCTTCGGGCGCAGCGCCGACTCAGCCGCAGTCTTGGCTTCGGTGGCCGCCTTGGTAGTGGCTTCCTTGACCGCCTTCTCATCGGCGGTAAGCCGTTCAGACTCCAGTGTGTTCAGCCGCTTCCACATGCCGTCGACGTCCTCCGGAGTGAATCCGTTGAACCCCTTGAGCTTGTCGTCGGTCTGCCGGTTCTGGTGCTTGTAGTACGCAACCTTCTGCGCATCGGTCATCTGAGCCAGCGGAGTGTCCGCTGGGAACCCCGTATCGGCGCCGCCGGATGCTTGACCGCCCCCATCGGGGGCAGCGCCGCTGCCGCCTTGACCGCCCTCGCCACCGTCTTCGGATCCGCCCATAACGGGCCAGATCGGTCCACGGCTGGTGAAACCAAGAGCTTGCAAACCTGTTGTCGGGTGAAAAGGTAACTGAGACAAAGCAACTCCCATATCGGGTGAGTGGGGCGCCCATAACGGGCCATGCCGGCCAACGACTGGCCGGAGGACTTATGCGCCGTCGTCGAGCTGCTTGCGCAGCTTCGCGATCAGCTTCAGGTGGTACGCAACCTTCGACGAGTCATCGGACACGCCTTCAGCGCGCATCTTCGCCAGGTTCGCCTCGAGCACACCGATCTGGTGCTTGGCGACGTCGGCCCGTGCTGGCTGATCCGACAGCAACGCCGTCCCGCCCACGCGAACCTTCGACTTCTGGCTGCGCGGCTTGTACTTCGCCTTCGGCACCAGTACCGGGCCGAGCTCACCATGCTCGTCGACCTGGTAACGCGTGCGCTTGAGGTGCGCCCCCGACGTGCCACCGGAATCCTTGTACAGCTGGTTCAGGTCAATCGCATTCAGATCGTCGGCGGGGTCGTAGTCCTCGGTCACCGCGGCGATCGTGCACTTGCAGTTCCCGTGAATCGGGAGCAGTTGCCCCACGTGATAGATCCGGTCCGACGCGGCGATGTGCAGCCGGTAGTACCCGCTGGCCAGTCCGTCGGCCTTGGCCTTCGACATGTACTTCAGCAGCAGGGCGTGCAGTGTGGTCCAGGGCGTTGGGCTGTTGGCCCATTTGGCGAGTCCTTCGCCGCTGAGCCAGTAGCGGTTGATGCCTGCTGATGGTCCTACGCCTGGGCTGGTGTCGACTCCCATGGCGTCACCTCCGCGCATACGAGAAACGGACCGTGCCCGAATATGGGCATGGTCCGTCGACAGGAACCATGTTGCACGCGTTGTGACTGGTGGTCAAGCGGACGCGCTCTAGCTATCGCTTCGGCCATCCCCTGTGCTCCGGTCCTGCAGCCGCTCGACCGCGGCGACGAACGGCTTGAACGCCTCGGTGATTTGGTTGGCCCACGAGGCGGCGAAGCTCCGTCTGCGTCATGAATGTTGCATGTAGCAGAAAGCTCGTCAGGCAGGACTGGAATTCGACTCCCACCGCGTCATGAGCACGCGAATCGTGGGCCCAAAGACAAGCTCCTGCTCGCTGAACTGCCCCCATATGGGATTGGTGGGGGGAAGATGTCAAAAACAAGTCAGCGATTGATCGCCGAAGCCGAATTGGGGAGGAACGACGTGCCGAATTGCTATGGATGCACGGTGGGCGTGGCCTATCACGACCCCCTGGCGATCGGGGTTTGCGTGCAGTGCAACAACTTGGCATGCGCCGGGCATGGGGGGCGGATTCTTGGCCAATCGCAATTCAAGTGCGCCAGCTGTGTGAGCGGAGCCTGCACTGTTAGCTCCGGTGGCCCCAAGCCTCCTCCCCCACCAGGTGGAGGAGGTTTGGGGCTACCTGGACCGTCCGGACCGACAGGCGGCGCCGGAGACTTTGCAGGTGTTGTCTTTCGGTCGACGTTCGAGTTCGAGATTCAAATGCCGAGGCTGGCCCGCGCATCGGAACAACAGCGGCGTCAGATACAGCCCGGGACGATGCGCGACGCGTTAGGTCAGCTGTTTCGGCTTCTTTTGGACGAAGATGCTGCCAGAGACAACTTCCTTCAACGAGTGAGAGCAGAACTTGCCGAGCCGGTCCTAAATCACGTAGCCCGGCAAGTCGAGTACGGTGCTGCACTCGGTCCGGTGTTCGAAGCACGCGGGGGAATCGCCGCACTGGCAGAGGCAAGTATCTCGGGCATTATCAGCCGCGTGTCACGCTGGATCGACGACGACCTTCTGGGGTGGATGGCGCAGGTCCACACCCCCGTGGACGAAACGCTCTGGCTTGGTGAGCGTTTCACTGACGGCGGTGCAATCGAC